GGGACGGGCTGATTTACATCGTGAACATCGTCCGCGAGCGCGGCGGGCCGGATGAGGTCGAGAAGCTGGTGGTGAACACGGCGAAGGCTGACCGCTGCAAGCAGTCGCTGCCTCAGGATCCGGGTCAGGCAGGCAAGGCGCAGGCCGCATACCTGGGCAAGAAGCTGGCGGGCGTGCCTTTCGAGTTCACCACGGAAACGGGCGACAAGGTCACGCGCGCCTCGCCGTTGGCTGCGCAGATCAACGTCGGCAACGTCCGCATGCTCCGCGCCGAATGGAACGAGAAGTTGCTGGACGAGTTCCGCATGTTCCCCAATGGCAACAACGACGACCAGGTGGACGGGTGCGCACGCGCCTTCAACGCCATGGGCGGAAGCAACTACAACCTCGGGAACGCGCTCTGATGGGCAAGCTCGCACAAATCAAGGACGGGCTGGTCAACCTGGTCGCCAACCTCGGCACGCCACGCGACAAGGCGGCTTCATCCTTCTATGGGGTTCCACGCCTGTCGGATGACGATGCTGACAACGCGTACCGGGGCACGTGGCTGGCCCGAAAGGTAATCGACATCCCGGCCATGGACAGCTGCCGCAAGTGGCGAGGCTGGAGCGCGGATCAGGATCAGATCACTGACATCGAGGCGGAAGAGAAGCGGCTCGGCCTGCAGCAGAAGGTGCTGGAGGCGATGATCCGGGCACGCCTGACTGGCGGAGCCGCGCTCTACATTGGCACCGGCCACGCCGACCCGACGAAGCCGCTGAATCCTGAGTCCCTGAGCAAGGGAGGCATCCGCCATCTGAACGTGCTGTCCAAGCGCGTGCTGACGGCAGGCGAGCTCGACAGGGATCCGGAATCGCCGGGCTACGGTCGGCCAGCGTTCTACAACCTGAGCAGTGGCACCACCGGGCAGCTGCAGATCCACCCCTCGCGGCTGGTGATCCTACAAGGCGCGGTGAAGCCCGATCCGGAGCTGGCCGCTGGGGATGGCTGGGGCGACTCGGTGCTGCTGGCAATCAGTAAGGCCATCAAGGATGCGGACGCTACGGCCGGCAACATTGCCTCGCTGGTGTTCGAGGCCAAGGTCGATATCGTCAAGATTCCCGACTTCATGGAGCGCCTGGCGGATCCTGAGTTCGAGGCGCAGATGCTGCAGCGCCTGCAGCTGGCCATGATGGCAAAGGGGATCAACGGCACGCTGATCATGGACGCTGCCGAAGAGTATGAGCAGAAGACCGCTCAGTTCGGCGGACTGACCGACGTGCTGATGGCCTTCATGCAGATGGCGTCCGGGGCTTCGGACATCCCCATGACTCGCCTGCTGGGGCAGTCACCGGGCGGGCTCAATGCCAGCGGCGAGAGCGACCTGCGCAACTACTACGACCGGATCAGCAGCAACCAGGAGCTGGTGCTGCAGCCGGCTCTGCAGGTGCTCGATGAGTGCCTGATCAGGTCGGCACTGGGCACCCGGCCGCCGGAGGTGTTCTACAACTGGCGCAGCCTGTGGCAGACCACCGACAAGGAGCGGGCCGACATCGGTAAGACCACGGCGGAAACCATCAAGACCGTCGCAGAGACCAGGCTGATTCCTGACCAAGTGATGGTGCAGGTGGCAGCCAACATGCTCACCGAAGCCGGTATTGCGCCCGGGCTGGAAGCGGAGATGCTGAAGTACGGCGAGTCCGCTCCGGAGGATGACGACGCCGGCGACGACGATGAAGCGAATGCTGCCCTGACGGTGACCGATGCGCAGCCCCGCTCGCTGTACGTGTGCCGCAAGGTGGTGAACACCGCTGACATCGAGGCGTGGGCAAGGGCGCAGGGCATCACTGAGCTGCGGGACGACCTGCACGTGACGGTTGCGTACTCGCGAGAGGCCTTCGATTGGATCAAGGCCGGCAACGCCAATGACTGGGGTTCTTCGGGCACGGATGAGCTGGTGATTCCCGAGGGTGGACCGCGCGCGGTCGAGCCGCTCGGAGGCATGTCGGCTGTTCTGATGTTCGCTTCCTCGCCGCTGGTGTGGCGCCACGAAAGCATCATCCGCGCCGGGGGCTCGCACGACTTCCCTGACTACACGCCGCACATCAGCTTGACCAAGGCGCCCATCGACCTGACCAAGGTCGAGCCGTACCGCGGCCGCATCGTGCTGGGCCCGGAACTGTTCGAAGAGATCCGCGAGGACTGAACCATGTTTCTTACCGATCGCGTCTCGGTGTCGGCTCCCCGCCGCACCGCGGACGGCTATCTCGTGGCCGACGTGAGGGTTGCGCGCACTGGCGTGCAGGACTACCTGGGCAGCGAGCTGGGGCGGCCTGACTTGCCCATCGTGCGTCTGTACAGGCCGCCCGAAGAGGTGTTCGCGCAGGACGCGATGCGCAGCTACGCCTACCGGCCAGCAACGGTGGACCACCCTACCAAGATGGTCGATGCAGCCACCTGGAAGGCGGTCTCCGCTGGCCAGACGGGCGCCGAGGTGGTCCGCGATGGTGAGTTCGTCCGCGTGCCACTGGTCCTCATGGATGCGGCGGCGATCAGCGCCTACGAATCCGGCAAGCGCGAACTCTCCATGGGCTACACCGCCGAGATCGTCTTCCGTGATGGCGTAACGCCTGACGGCCAGCCCTACGACGCGGTGCAGACCAACCTCCGCATGAACCACCTCGCCCTGGTCGATAAGGCCCGGGGCGGCGCACAGCTTCGCATCGGGGACGGGGGCGCCCCCGGTGCTCCGGATCCCGGCCCCCATCACCAGAAGAAGGAACCAACCATGAGCGACAAGACCATCTTGGTCGATGGGCTGTCCGTCGTGACCAACGACGCCGGCATGCAGGCCATCACCAAGCTGCAGGGACAGCTGAAGGACGCCCACACTGCGGCGGCCACCGCCGACTCCATTCACCAAGCGGCGATCGCAGCCAAGGACGCGGCCATCGCCAAGCTTGAGGCCGAGCGCGACGACCTGAAGGGCAAGGTCCTGACCGACGCGGCCATCGACGCGCGCGTGCAGCAGCGTACCGATCTGGTCGGCAAGGCCAAGGCCATCCACGACGCCGACTACAGCGGCAAGACCGACGCCGAAGTCCGCCGGACCGCAGTGGTGGCCAAGCTCGGCGACGCCTCGGTGGCTGGCAAGGCCGATGCCTACATCGAAGCCCGCTTCGACATCCTGGCGGACAGCGCCAAACCGCGCGATCCGGTCAGCCAGGCGCTGCGCGACGGCGCAGCCCAGCGCACCACGGTCCAGGACAACGGCTGGCAGGCCTCGGTGGCCGGCCTCGACTACCGCACCCGCAACCAGAAGGACGCCTAAGCCATGGCATTGCAAACGAACTATCCGGATACCCAGGCCAAGGCCATCGCGGGCATGCCGGCCACCATGCTCCCGGCCACCGAGATCTCCCGGACCGTCGAAGGTGCCGCGATCGCGTTCGGCAAGGCCGTCGAGCAGGGCGCGACCCATAAGTCGGTGAAGGCCTTCGCCGGCGGCGCGTACGTCGGCCTCGCCATGCTGGACCGCGCGGCCTCCGGCTTGTCGGTCACTGGGGGCCAGGTCACCGGCCGCGCGACCGATGCGTTCGGCGTCGGCGAGACGGCGCGGGTCCGCACCAAGGGCGACCTGTGGGTCGTCGCGGCGGTCGAGGTGGACGCGGGCGACGGCGTCTTCCTCACCGCGGCCGGTGCTTTCACCAACGTCGAAGCCGACAACACCGCCATCCCTGGCGCCCGCTGGGACACCAGCACCACCGCGGCAGGCCAGCTGGCCGTCGTCCGTCTCGGCTAAGGAGCCAACCACATGAGCGCAATTCCCCTGATCGACGCCCAAGCAGCACTGGGCTTCGTCATCGCCCAGGCCTCGATCATCGAGCCGGGCGTGTACCGCACCGTCTACCCGGACATCCAGTATCGCGGCCTGGTGCCGGTCGATACCTCGGGCAGCGAGTTCGCCACCTCGGTGACGTACTTCTCGCAGGATCAGTACGGCAAGGCCGACTGGATCAATGGCAACGCCGACGACATCCCGAAGGCCGGCACCAACCGTTCGAAGTTCGAGACCCCTGTGTACACGGCAGGCATCGGCTACGGCTACGGCTGGGAAGAGGTCGGCCGCGCGCAGATGCTGGGCATCAACCTGTCCACCGAAGACGCCGCCGCTGCGCGCCGGGCGTCCGAAGAAATGGTGGACCGCGTTGCGCTGCTGGGCGACGAAAGCAAGGGCTTCACCGGCCTGTTCAATGCCGCTGGCGTCGTCCCGGTGGCAGCGCAGACCGGCAACTGGACGGTGGACACCGACACGAACCTGATCGTCGGCGTGCTCAACCAGGCCCTGTTGAATGTCTTCAACGGCACCAACACCGCATCCATCGCGGATACGCTGCTCCTGCCCTGGTCGAAGTTCAACCTGCTGGCCACTCGCAAGATGAGCGAGCACAGCGACATGACCGTGATCCAGTGGTTCATGGCCAACAACCTGTACACCGTGCAGACGGGTCAGCAGCTGACGTTGCGCGGCGTGCGTGGCCTGGACACCGCCGGTGTCGGGGGCACCACCCGCTTGGTTGCGTACCGCAACGACCCGCAAGTTCTGAAGCTGCACATGCCGATGCCGCACCGCTTCCTGCCGGCCTGGCAGAGCGGCCCGCTGCGCTGGGACATTCCGGGCGTAATGCGCCTGGGTGGCCTGGACGTGCGCCTGCCGAAGGAAGTCGTCTACCTGGACGGCATCTGATCGCCATGGCCCCGGCTTCGGCCGGGGCCTCACTGGAGCGAAGCATGAAGATCACGAACAACCACAAAGGCCCACTGGGCCTGCCGGACGGCACTGTCTTGCCGCCTGGAGTGCAATCCCTGGTCGAGAACTGGGAGCAGCTGAAGAGCAACGCCGTGGTGCAGGGCTGGATCAAGGCCAAGATCCTCAGTGTGGGAGAGGCCGCGTCGGCGCAGTCGCCTGGTTCCGCAAGTCTGCTGGGGTCGAGCATCCTCCCGACGCAGGTCGAGCTGGTCGACGGCTATACCGTGCAGCTCGCTGAGGTTGTGCGGGCGGCGCAT